ATTCATTGCCACCACTTAAATGCTTTGTCAAGCGTGAGTTCCTGTACAACGAACACAAAGGTCATGGCGAATTAGAGCCTGCCATTTGGGTAAGCCTTAAGGCATTGCGAGGCCAGGTGTTTCGTATTGAATCACTGCTGCCTAACTACGGTGCGCTTTATGACAAGCTACCTATCCATGCATATGTGTGGCACACAAACGCAGGCAATCTACCTATAGACACCCTACAGCTCTGGGATTGCATGGGCTATAGGTTTACCATTCTTGAAAAGATTGGTTTGCGCAACCTCGGCGTGAAGTTCTTAGGCAAAGATAAGCAGTGGCACTTTGGCCGCTACTTGTTTACTGTAGACTTTTGCGCTGATGGAATGGACTTAGACACAGGCTTTACAGAGCAAGCAGAAGAGCATAAGTCGTTCAACTGGATTGCTTTAGAAAACGGTCAGTTTGCATGCCAACCTAACAACCGCTGCTTATGGTACGACCAGTCGTTGATCCCTTCGGAGACAAAGTTTCCTGACTTCCAAGCTGCACAAAGATTATGGACAGTCGATGGTACGCGCAAATGGTCTGCAGGTGATGACTGGTTTTATGACATCAAGGAGAAGTCAAATGATTGAAAAGATCAGATCATTTTTTGGGTTTGCAGACAAAAAAATAGTGTCAAAAGGAAAGTTGTGGCATTGCACCAAATGCAAGTTGATTTTCCTAACTGAGTCTGCATGTGAAAAGCACTATTGCATTGAAAAGGAAATTGATAATGGAAAAATTTGAACCAATGTGCCCATGGCACATTCAAGTAGAGAGTCTGTTTATTGCTCCAGGCAGAGTGCCTAACCAAGGCACTATTTGGATTGGGGACATAAAAACAGGTGAGGGCGGTGAATTTAAAACAGAAGACTTTATAAAAGTGCTGCGTAAGTTTTATCTTGAGAATTACTAATGGCTACACTAACCGTTAAAAAAGTAAAAAAGCAAACTGGCATGAATCCCATAGCCAGAGCAGTAGCTAGGGAAAACCTGCGCAAGTCTGTGCTTGACCAAAAAATCCAATTGTATTTTTTGAAAGAGGGCGACGAATGCTGCGATGTAGTAGGCCCAATATTTCTATTGATGACAGCTTTTGTTTTGGCAGCAAGTAAAGATGAAAATGTAGGTTCTGACGCGCGTGAGGTACGCATACTCAAAGGTGCAATCTCTGCTTGTGATCAGATGATGGCCAATAATTCTTATCGACCGGCAAACACCACAACGCTTGATGTTGCATTAGACTGCGCCATTGAGTTAAGCAAACAAGTTGATCATGTTTTGTTCAACGAGACTTGGAATGAATTGCTGAGTAAAAAAGAAACCCTGCCGAAGCAGGGTTAAAGATGGCAACTGCTCGTGAAGGAGTCAGCCATTACATCTTACTTTGTTTTCCTCATCTCCGCTTCAATTTCTGCTTCGATGTCAGGCCCTGTCATTTTGTAACCTGGAGGCATAGGCGTTTCTTCGTCAATGTTTCCTGCAGGCATGTCAGGGTCCATAGGCGTAGGAGCATATGCAGCAGTTGAACCCATAATGGCACCAGTCTCACCTTTGTTTAGGTTTTGAACAGTCTGTTGGGCTTTAGCTGAATTGCGCTCCAGGATCTTTACGGCAGCGGCCACTTCTTCAGGCTTTGAAGAAGAAAGAAGCTTTGCAACTTTTGCAGCAACATCATCGCTAATGCCTGATTTTGTTGCAGTAGTTGCAGCCATGTTCATTAAAGAATTGACCCATCCACCGGTTATGGAATTGCCAACAAAAGCATTGACTGCGCTTTCACCTTCATCAAAAGCTTCAATGCCTGCTAACCTTCTAGCTGATGGAGAGCCTGACATAATTTTATTTGCCTGCTGGAAAAGCTGGTTTTCACGCTGCAAAGCAGCTTCAAACAAATCAAATTTTGCCTGACTTGGGAACAATGCCTTAAGCCTATCTTTAGCTTCTGGAGAACCAATCACACGCTGAGCTGCATTGATGTTGCCGCTAGGGTCCATCACTGTAGCGTATATGTTGCGGATAGCGCCTGTCTTAAAGGCTTCTTGTTCTGCTGCACTGAAACCTTTCATCATGGAAACAACTTGCTCAGGGTCTAACTTCTTAAAGTCAGACATGCCTGTGCGCAAAGCATCTAGCACTTCCGCATCGCCGGCGTATTGAGCTCTAGCTGTCTTATAGGCAGAAACTCCATCAACTTCTGTGGCTTTGTCTAGTGCAGCAACCATAGACTTTTTCAAGTCTTTTAAGCTGTTAGCTTCTGCGCTGGACATTCCTTCGCCTCTGTAACCTTTATCGATTACAGCGTCCATGCCTCGCTTGATGTAGTCAAGTGTACGTACATCAGGCAGCTTTGCCAAAGTGATATTGCCTGCTTCATCGCCAATAAAAATGTCATCTAGCACAAACCTGCGTGGGTCTTCTCCACGCAATTCTGCTGCAAGCTTCTCATTATCGGCAATCTTTTTGGCTTCATCAAAAAACGTTTTAAACCTAGGATTCTGTAAAACTCTAGTAATTGTTGGGTCGTTGACCGTGCCAAAGTTGTAAGCTTCGTCATACAGAGTACTTGCATTGGCACGCAGATTTTGAACCATGTCTTGTTCTTGCTGGTAGAAATTGCCTTCATTTCCAACACCGCGTTTTGTCTGGCCAACTACTCGTTCTCTCATTCCTGCTTTATTGGCTTCAAGCACATCGGCAAGGGCGTCGCCAGCTCTTTCGCTTTTAGCGGTAACAATCTCTGCAAGACCAACGGTTGGCCTAGTTGTGTTTGCCAAGGTAGAAGGCACTCCAGCAGCTCTATCCAGCGACATTGAAGCAGCAGCTTCTTTTGGTGTAATGCCTGAACGTTCTAGTGCTGTATTGACTTTTGCAGCAGCACGGCTTTCAATGTAACCAGGATCGCGACTCAATCTGTCTCTTGCAAATGTTGCAAGATCTTTACCGCCACGAATTACAACAGGAGCAGCTGTTCCAAGTACAACGCCTGCGGCACCGCCGCCAACAGCACCAATACCTCTTTCACCAGGTTGTGCAGAACCTGCACCAGAAACAGCACCTGTAGTACCGCCGACTGTGGCTCCTCTAGCTAGAGGATTATTAGGCAAAGCTTTTCCAATTTGAGAAGAAAGTCTTGACAAAGCACCGGCAGAACGAGCACCTGCTACAGCTGCTGCAGGAGCAGCCGCTCCGCCTGTTGCAGGAGTTGCCAACATTGCAGCAAGAGCAGGAGCGGCTCCACCTGTAAACTCAAGGGTAGGAGCCAAAAGAGGATTTTCTTGAGAATACTGGGCGTACTCTTTATTGATCTTGGCAAGCTCAGCCTCATAGCCTTTGCTGCCGGCTAATTTAGAACGAAGCCAAGCTTCAGCTTCGTCGCCCCAGCCCATACCTAGGCCTTGACCTATTGCAGCACGTGCAGCTCCAACATAAGGGTTTACTGTAGCCATTACTCAGTTCCTCCATCAATTGTGGATGTAGTATCGCGGTAAACACCTTGGTTAATATCGACAAGGCGTTTAGCGTGACGAGCTCTAACAGACTGAAGTGCCTTATAAGCATTCTTCATAATTTTTCCTCGTTCCTCAATACTCTTAGCACCCAAGCCCTGAACATCTTGTAAAGCTTTACGTTCGTCATTAGAAATTGCACCTGGGAAAGTAGACTTCAACTGAGCAAGAGCAGCTCTCTCAAGCAAGTTTTCTTGCTCACGGGTAGCCACAACTTTAGGATGCTTGGAGTTAGTAACTTCCAGGGCTTTTCTCTGGGCAATGTCGCTTATAGACGTGTCAAAAGTATTTGGGTTCAAAGCAAAAGCTTGTTTCAAAATACCAAGAGCGGCATCCGTTTGAGCCAGTGTGTCTTCAGTTTCAGTTTTAAGTTTTACTTCAGGGCCGGTCAACTTAGCTTGTTGATTTTTTTGGTTTTGGAATTTCTCTTGATTCAGAGCTAAGTTAGCTTGAGCAGTAGAAACGTTGGCAAGCGCAGCACTAATCTGTGCCATCTTACCTTCCACGTTCAAATTGCCGATTTCGCCAACTCGCTTCTGATACGCTTCGGTGCCTGGCTTAAGACCCTCATCAAGAGCTTGTTTACCAGCAGCAGACTGAGGTTCGCCTGACTTAATGTAGTCTTTGATGAGCTCTGTTGCAATGGCTCGCTTGTCATCCATTTCTTTACCGGCCAATGCTCGCAAAGTATTCAAGTCTTCTTTTGAAGAAGTCATTTTCATCTTCTGAGCTTCAAGAGCAAGAGCAAGTTTCTGCTGAGTAGTTGCGCGCTTGCCTTTAGCATATTCGCCTAACTCTTTACCAACCATGCCGAGATTTTCACTGAACTGGCCTGTCTTAGTAGGGGCGCCAAATGCTGCAGCCAAACGGAAATACATTTCGGCTTTAGAGCTTTGAGCATCTTCAGGTGAATTCATAGCTCCTGTGAGCATCTTAGCAAAAGCATCAGTTTCAGCTTTAGCAGCAGCTCGAGCAGTTGTAAGTTCTTTGTCGTAAGCACTATCTTTAGGGCCATACGATGCAAGCAAAGCCTGAATGTTAGCCATACGCTCATTGCCAAATGGGACAGGAGCTTTAGGGGCAGCAGGCGGTACGGCAACAGGAACAACTTCTGCAACAGGAGCAGCTGGCATTGGATTTGCTTTAAGATTATTAGCAGCAACTTCAGTCAACACAGACCTAGGCGCTGCTGCAACAGGTGCAGGAGCAGGCATCAGGTCCACAGTGACAGGAGGCGGAGGTGTGCTCATGTCTACGGGATAAGTTACAGCATCTGCTGAAGGAGTAAAAAACCTGTTTTTAAAGTCTTCTTCTTCCTCAATGCTGCCATAACCGCTAGGTAGCTTAACTTCGCCGGCAGTTTGGTAATGAGTTTTTACAGGACCGCCCATAGCGTACTTATCGGCCAGGTCATGAACAGAACCACCATGGGCCATATAACTATAGTCAATGTTTGAATTATTACCGCTCACGTCTAAGCTAGTGGCTAGTTTGCCTGTCGTATCTTTTGTGTTGGCAATAGTGGCTAGCCTAGTTGCTTCTGCAGCTTTAGCATCAGCAGCAGCTTTTTCATCGGCAGCAATTTTTGCAAATGTGGAGTTTAAATTTTCAGGTTTAAATGCTCCGGTCGAAAGCTGGTTCATCCAGTAGTTATAACCAGGCGCGTCAATTGTTCCTGCGTCCCAGCTACGACCAATGCTTTTATAAGCATCAACAATGTTCTGGTTGTAAGTCGGATAAGCTCTTGCTGTGAGTTGCGCCCAATCACCTTCAGCGGGTTTGCCAAAAGTAGAAGTTGTTGCATTGCGCAGGTCTGCGTCTGTATAACCGATATCGCGTTGGCTTCTGTAATAGTCTGCTTTATTCTGTGGAGTCTGATTAAAAAGAGATGCATTTACAGCGCCATACGTTGGGTTCTTAAGCTGATTGCCGTAATAACTTCCTGTGGCGTTGTACATGTCTTTGTTGCTAACACCCCACTTATCACCTTCAGCTTTAATCTGAGCTGTAGTAGCGTAAGGATTGTCAGTAATATATTGGTTGATATTAGTTTTGACTTGGTCCATACCGATGCCACCAGGACCTCTAGCAGAGCGTTCCATGTTTGACCCATAACCTGCAAACTGGCCATCACCATACCTGAAGTCTGAGCCCATAGCATTGCGAATGTCTGCGTCGGTAACGTCATACTGTTTTTTAACGGCAGCAATGTCAGCAGCAGAGGCTTTTGGATTTTGAGCAAACCAGTTTTGAATGTTGCGGTTAGCTTGGTCAATACCTATTCCGCCTGCTTTATCTGCAGCAATCCTCATAGCAGAGCCTGTAGGTGTAGTCGAAGCAGTGCGGCCATAACCAGTATCAAACTGCCCTTGCAAATACATCGGCGTATTTGACAAACGATTTTGATAGTCAGTCTTGTAGGTGTCGTATGACTTCTGGTCAAGACCGTACTTACGAAAAGCTTCATTGAAAGCGGTTTTGTCTTTTGCGTAAGCATCAGCATCTGCCTTCTGTTTGTCATAAGCAGCTTGCGCTGCTTTTGCAGCATCGTCATTGCCGCCTGGTCTTTCACCAGTAGGAGCTGTGGGAATTACTGGGGCGGCAGCACCTGTGTAAGTAGCCATACCAGGCGTGTTAACGCCGTACTGCTTCATAATTCGATTGAGTTCAAATCCCATATCTGCTCCTTAACCTAAACTGCTCAAGCCCTTAGCCGTATACGTAGCCGCCGCCAATTGAGCCAAAGGCGAAGCTGAGTATGTGGCGCCGGTTGAACCGCCGGATTGTGTTGTCATTTGCGGTGTGATTGGAGCCATACCGCGTATTTGCGTACTGAGGAAGTCAGCTTGTTGTTTTCCGTACAAGTTTTCGGCATCAAATTGTGATTTAGCCGCATTGAGTTGCTGCTGCATTTGGTTTTGTTGAGCAGAACCGGCTCCTTCAAGAGCTGCAACATCGGCAGAGCGCATAGCTTGTTCTTGCTGCTGCATATTGGCAAACTGGCTAAGTGCAGACATTTGACGCTGATAATCAGCGGCTTGTGCTTGTTGAGCAGCTTGAGCAGCATTAAGACCAAACTGTTGCTGAGTTTGACCTGCACCTGTTTGAGTCTGACCTAAATTAGCCAGGTTTTGCATTTGCTGCGACGTCATCTGACCTTGAGCTTGACCTATGTTGGCCAAATTCTGTTGTTGCTGTGCAGTCAAACTACCTGCAGTTTGTGCGAGGTTTTGATACTGACCTGCGCCTTGCAAGACGCGAGAAAGGTCTGCACCAGAAATGCTGCCAACTGTTCCGGCCAATTGAGCTTGGCGTGCAAGATCTGCCTGAGAAGCACTAAGAGCCTGACCATAACCCTGGTTAGCAAGTTGAGCTTGTTGATTAAGGATAGCTTCTTGAGTATCACGCAATGCTCGACTACCAAATTCACCCATGCGGCTAGAGCCAAACTGACCGGCTTTGATGAAAGAATCAGATACTCCAGGCAATAAATTTTCGCTAAGATTGCGTGCACCTTGCTTAGCAATTGCATCCATGACTCCTGTTTGATAAGGAGACATGTAGTCTTTAATTCCTGCAGAAGCAGTACCTGCGGCAGCGGTAAGATACGGATTAGCTGCAGTCAAAGCTTTATCGGCTAGTGCTGCAGCTGTTGTTGTATCAGATTTTGTCAGGTAAGGATTGGCCGCTGCAACTGAGTCTAAGCCGGCAGCTTTATTCAAATTGACATTGGCCGCAGCAACTGCATCCAACTTGCCGGCTTGATCAAAATAACCTTGACCTTTGGTCAATTGACCCAATGCAGTTGCAGGATCTTGTAGATATTTGTTTTGCGCTGTTTGCAAATCTGCAGCTGTACCTTTGCTGCCAAATTCATACATGCCTGACTGAGCTTTGTCAATATCGCCTTGATAGAAGCCTTGATTGGCTTGTACATTTTTGTAAGCTTGTTGCTGCAATGGCGAAAGCTCGGCAACGGTTGGCATGTCATAAGACTGAAAAGGCTTATTGGCAAGATTTGTTGCAATCTGGATTTGGTTGTAAATTGCATCCTGCATCCACTTTGGTGTCTCAGTGGATGAGGTTGCATAAGACGTTGCGGTCTGTGGAGACCCTTGGAATAGGCTACCCATTATGCAAACTCCTTCAAATATGATAAGGGAGACTTAGCATTAGGGCTAATCTTGCCTTTTGCCAAAGTTTTTCCTTTGTGCGCACGAATGTTTTGGCGCATAGCTTCAAGGCGCTTAGCTCCTTCTTTACTGGAACCGTCTCCTAGCATTGCAACTGTTTCTGCATCAATCACATATTCACCATCAGATAGTTTTGCATCAATGGTGTCTGCTCGACCTGAACCGGCTCCTTGCGCAAACCGGGCTACAGCTGACAGAGCGCCGCCGCGTGCTTTATTGACAACCGGCGCTTGAGGAATATTATACAATCCTTGCTGTGAAGCCACTTGTCCAGGTTGTGTTTGTGCATAACCTGTAATCTTTGGCCAGTTGGCAGCCATAAACTGGTCAAGACTCATATTAGATGCATTGGCATCTGTTTGCATTTTGTTCCAGTCCCAAGTAACTGAAGGGCGGTTGAAATACTCTTGCTGCTCAGGAGACATCTTAGCAATAGCCTCTTGAGCTGCAGGTGGTGGTTTTTGCAAAGCACTCAAAAGGCTTAAACCGCCTATTACCTTACCTGTCGTACCCATGCCGGTATCAGCTTTGACACCGTCAGCAGTAGTGGTTGTTGGTGCTGTTTTCTCAAATATGCTGCCTTTGAGAGCTCTATCCATAAACCCTGGCTCAGCAGCTTTCCATTCAACCGTATTGGTCTGTGGATTTAGTTGGTAAGAACCTGCATCAACTTTAAAAGCCATTTTGCCGGTTGCAGGGTCTAGTACGTTTGTACCTGTCCTACCTTGAGCATCTACACCAGGAGTTCCTGGTGCCTGCACAACGCTGCCGTCAGGCAAGGTAACTGTTTTAGGCGCCGCTGTTTCTCCTGATTTAAGGCTATCGACCACAGCATCTGAGGGCTTCATGTTTGTTTGAATGCCCTTTAAAAGGCCTGAAGTCACGCCGATCGTAGCCGCTGTTTTAGGGTCATAACCTGCAGTCAATGCATTGCCAAAACTTTGACCCGCGCTACTGATGCCTTGCTCAAAAGCAGTAGGGCCGCCATAACCGCCAGCAAGTTGACCGATAGCACCACCAGCCACGCCTTGCAAAGCCCCTTTAACTACACCTTGACCAGTTAATGCTCCTGCGCCGGCGCCTACCAAGCCGCTACCTATAATACTTTGCGTAGCTGCACTTGCGCCAGGAGCAACGTATTGACCAACCGCACCGCCTAAACCTCCGCCCAGGCCGCCCATCAGAGCGCCTTTTTTCCAATCACCACCAGTCAAAGCAGAAGTAGCACCACCTAAAATAGCGCCTCCCAACATGCCGGTTGCTAAAGTGCTAGCACCTGCGCCAAGCAAACTTGAACCGATAGCTGTACCAAGACCAGGAACAAAAATAGCAAGAGCAATAGGAGCAAGAGTAGCAAATAATTCTTTACCACTCTTATATTCACGAAGACCTGTGTTTGGATTGATTGTTCCTGCACCACCCATGCGCTTAAGCATTTCAGCTTCACGGTCATTGATGTGAGCTAATTGGCTATCACCCCCTCGACCTGCAGAGGCAACGCGCCTAGCAGCAACAGCCAAACCTCCGCGGGCATAACCTTGCTTTTTCAAGCGATCTTGTATGCCATAAAGAGCAACTAGTATGGAAACTATGAAAACAATGTCAAACTGCTCAGGGAACATGTTTGCATCGATGTCGCCGTCTTTAATAGCACCTGCACGCACTTCCTCATACTTATCAGGATTCTGAATCACAAACTCAAGAATTTGAATAGCTTGATCAAGATCTTCTGGCACAATAGGCATTCGCGCTATTTGTGCTTCCATTGCATCAATAGCCGGCGCGTACTGAGGATCTTGCTCAGCCATCTGCATAATTGCGTTTTTAATTTCCATATCAACCTCTGTACCAAACGTGTGAATGATAATCCTCAGCTAAAAAACCATAAATGTGTAAGTCATCATCGATGAAAGACTTACGCATTATGCCTTCTAACTTAAACCCAAAATGCTCATTGATTCTTTTGGCCAGTTTGTTTTTACCGCGCAGCAATCCAGTAACTCTGGCTGCGTGCAGCTTATCAAACACAAAACCAAAAACCCCATTAAACATCTCAATCGTGCCTTTCGGCGTTACTTTCCTACTATCAATTGCAATGCTAAGATCAATATTACGTGGAGTGAAATTGGTCATCACAACTACGCATACAAACTCATCATTCTCATCAACAGCCGACATCGCCCTAAAAAACGATGGCGCATTTTCAAGCTCAAGCTTTGCACGCGCCCAAGCCTCTGCTTCATCCTCGCGTTCAAAACCAATAAACCGCATTACTCAGCAGACTGACAGAACCTTTCGGCCCATTCGTGCCAGTCGTCAAACTGATACGGGTTAGGAAAGTTCTCTTTTAAAGACATGATATTCAAAAACTGCATTGCCCAATTCTGCCAATCATCAACATTGTCTAACCGGCCAAAAGCACCAAATGGATCAAGGTCAAGCGTGATCTGGTCAGCCCAGTCACGCAGCCCCATGTATGTCGGCAAAGTGATACGAAGATTGCTCATCCAAGCACCGTCTTATCGCCGGTTGACACATGACCAATGATCTGACCCATCTGATAGTCACCATAAACTTCATTTGACTCAAAGCGCACGCGCAATTCGCGACGCTGTTCTTTGAGCATCACAATCTCTTTATAAGGCTCATCAACACTGCCAGGGTCAACAAATGTAAAAATTGAGCTAACCACTTCAGGCGCTCTTGCATTTGCTCGACCTGTGACTTGCACAGTCATGTCGCCATTTTGCACAAAGTCAGGCTCAATACGCGTGATGCGCAAATATTCATTCTTACCTTGTGTAAGAGAAGACAAATCGGCTGTTTCAAAATAAGAGCGAATAGGATTGATAGTCTGACCATCAATCTCATCAACGCCTTGCTCTTGAATCCAAACGCGATAATCATTGCCTACGCCTACAGCACCTGCTAAAATGGGCGCTGCAAAAGCATTGTTGAATGCGCCAGCAGCACGACCATTTGCAGGCAACTCAGTGTCGTACCATGTATTTTCACGAACGTTATACACAACGGCATGTGTGCATTCTGTAGCATCACCTCTAGGGTAGGCCCACCAGATTTCACCGTAGCGTGGCACTTTGTAAGCAAAAACTTTGTCTCGCTCACGCTTGTTCAAGCCGTCAAAAAAGTAGTTTAAGTTTAGCGAGTTTGGCACTTCGCGCACTACGCCGTTAAACATCAAGAAACGATCAACGCCTGCCCAAAAGAACACGCCGTCATAATCTACGACGGCATTCTCAGAGATGATCGATGTATCAGTTGCAACAATGTCGAACTGGAATACAGAAGCGCCGCCAGTAAAAGTTGCTCGAATGACGGCGTCATAAGCCCAAAAAATACCAGCTGGAGCGGTGCCTGAACCTGCACGCAAAGGCAAACCTTTAATGATTTTTTGACCCCAAACACGGGCAACTCCTGCGCCTGCTCCGGTTTCTGTCAAATTAGTAGGCTCTCCTGGGACAGACCAGCCGATGATGCCGTCAGTTCCGTAGTAGAACAAATAGGGATGCAATGAAACAATACCGCCAGTGCAGTTTGTATTTGCAGGCAAGTTGACAGATTGCAAAATGCCTGTGCCTAAAACTTCACCGAAAAAAATCTGACCGCCAATACTATTAGAGATGCTTTCTAAGTTAGGAGCAACGTGGGCAATGATGTAGTTTTGGTTTGTAGACGAGTCATACTGATAGTCAAACATCCACATGTTTTTAACGTCATTTACAAGCGCGTCAGACCCGCCGTACATGTCTACCTTAGACGTAGTTATTGTTGTTGCTGTGGCCACAACAGGCAAGCCATTAGGCGCAGAACCTGCAAGAGTTGCAGTGATATTGATCTGTGCACCTACAGCAACAGCAGAATAATTTGGGCTAGATGTATAAGCCGTGATGTTTGCAGCAACAGCGGTTGCAGTTGCTGCTAAGCTGGTTGTGTAAGCAACCGAGCCTGACATGATGTTGATGCCGCCGACTGTAATGCTATCGACAGATCCGGCAGCGCCTGTAAGCAGAGTGACACTACCTACAGATTGAACTGCGGTAGGCGTTCGATTACTGACAATAGAACTGTTGCCGGTAATGTCTAGGGTAAAACGCTCTAATTTTGTGGCACTGCCAGAATGGCAGTAAACGTATTCTTGCTGGGTAAAGTTAGAAAAGCCACGGCTTATTTCTGACAAATACTTCTGCGTAGATTTATAGCCTCCAATTTTGCGAGGCAAACCGCGTTGCCAACGAACCCATTGGCCGTCTGTATAAAAGTCGCCTTCAAACTTGGTACCATCTCTTTTGATACCAGGGCTAGACTTAAGAACAACGGTAATATCAGGCATTAGAAAGTCCCGCCGTTAACAGCGCCTGCTGGCAATGCGCCTAGCGCTGCATAAGCAGCAGCGCCGTCCACAGCAGTAAACACGCCAATACCAACAGAAGTACCGCCTAAATTGATCAGAGCAGAACCTGCAGAAGTTGCACCGGTGCCGCCTTGTGCAATTGAAACCGGCAAAGAAATACCTGCCGTATCGGCGCGCAACACATCAGTGCCGTCACTATACAAAATAGCGCGTTCGCCACTAGCTAGAGCCACACCTAAACCTGCAGGTGTTTTTACTGTAAAAGTATACGCGCCTGTAGTCTGGTTGTCAACCCAGTATTGCTGCACAGTAGCAGGAACAATGATGTTGCGGTTACCCGTCAACACGCCTGTAAAGCGGTATGAAACTCGATTAAGTTCTGTGCCTGTCAGGGTGTAATTTCCTGTACCACCTACAGCAATAACTGTGTAGTCAAATGCAAATACAGCTGACTTGCCAAAGCCGATGGTGTAAAAATTAACACCGTCGCAAGCAATGATTGCAGACTCGCCAGGTTGAAAGCTAAGAAAAGATGTACCGTCAATTGTAGTGACGCCTGGAGCATCGGCTACAATAGCACCGCTGCCTGAGTTGCGTAAATATAAAAACCAATTATTTCCAACTACTGACGGGTCTGGCAGTGTAAGCGTACCGCCTGCGCCTGTCCAGTTAAACATCTTTGCACGATCAGCCAATGCTGATGTGTAGTTGCTATTAAACTCAGTAATAGGTACCGATTGAGAAAGCAATGCACCAACTGCTACAATACCTGTGCCTGCAAGAGCAGAAGCATTAACGTTAGATGTTGTTGCGCCAAATTGCAATGACTCCCATGTTCCTGCAACCGTGGAATTGTTGGTCAGATAGACCTGCCAAACAGTGCCTGGAGAAATAGAAACAACTTGAACGCCTGCAGCATCTCTAACTATAAAAGTTTGAGCGCCTTGGTTGTTGAAAAGAATCGTATTGCCGGTGCCTGTTTTAGAAGCATCGGGCAGAGTGATAAACAACCCTGCAGAGGACGCAACCACGTCCATAATGCGGGTTGCAAGGTTTACACTAGTTGAGGTTTCAGTTGGCCAGCTAAGAACAATGTTTGTGGACAATGCCACAGAACTATAGCTAATCTCACTAGGATAGATGTTAGCGCCACCAAAGACGTCATTGTAAATAGGCATTACGCTTCACTCCTGTTTGCTGTGCGATCCATGATGCGCTTGAGGTCTTCTCCATTGAGAGCCTGAGCAGCACGGTCATACATTGCTTGCCAAGTCTGAATACGTTCATCACTCTTAAGAAATGGAGTGGCTTCAAGCAAGGTTGCATAAAGCAACACATCAGGTGCGTATTCAGTGAGCCAATTTGTTTGAAAGTCATCGCCCAAAAAGCGCGGCTGCTCGTAGTACAAAATTTCTAGTGTCTTTACTGTAGCCGGTGTCGGGGCAATAAGCCAGTGCTGAAAGTCATAATCAGCATAATAAGCAGGGCTGCCGGTTTGTGTTTCAACTGGCCAGTAGTTGCGGATATACTCGTATGAACGAGCAAAAATAGGCACTCCATCAACCGTCATGCTGACTGTATCGCGCCAACGATCAGGTTTTAAGTAGACAGCTACGCCTACCGAAAGAGGCGTTGTAACTGCGCGAATAAAGCCTTCAATCTTTAATTCACGGGCAATACGACGCTCGCCTAGTGTGACTAAGCGAGGAAGCTGGTCATAAACAATTTGATCGCTCTCTTGCGTGAAGCCACGCTCAAGATAACGTCGCACGTCTACCAGCAAGCTGTCGTAGGTCATGCTATAGCTCATATACACTCCATGGGTATTAGCCGCTGATTCAGCATGCGCCGTTTAAAAGAATTATAACCTTGAAACAAAGTTCAAGGTAAATTGTTGTAGTTTGTCAACCAACATTGCGCTCAAAGTGAGGGCAATCAACCAATGACTTGAAATTGCCGCCCCAACGGTTTTTAGGATGCAAAGTTTCCCAATAAGCACCTAATGGAGCCAAAGCTTCTTTGTCCCAAATAATCTTTCCGCCTCTAAAAAAGTTCAGGTCAATGGCGCAGCGCTTTAGGTGGATGGAGTTCATGGTTTTAGACCTGCCGGCTTTAACGTGCAAGGCTTGTTGCTCAGGGGTGCGAGCCAATTCACCGCCGGTTACCATAAAACCTTGTGCAGTGGCGTATTGGATAAGTTTGCAAGCGTCCAGTAAGAACGCAGCTTGTTCATTACTTAAGCTCATTCTTTATCCTTTTTACGCATTTCCATGACTTTTTCAACAGTGCGACCACCAAAGTAGGCAGTCATGACTAGCATGCCCCATTGACCAAGTAGGCTGACATAAGCCTCATTGACCTCAATGCCTGCGGCACTTAAACCTGCAAAAAGTAAGTAGGCTGTCAAGATGTAGACAAGAGTTCCAGGCCTAATATTCTTTGACATCCAAGAGTCTGATGACATATCGGCCTGCCAACGCTTAGATACATTGTCTTCCTGGTTAGCCTGAGCCTTTAGTAATGCAGCTAACTCTTCTTGCTCAATTCGAGCCTTTTCAATGCCCAGTTCAAGCAACCGCTCTTCATGGTCGTACTGCAGTTGGCGCAGTTTGGCAACTTCAACATCAGATGGATTGTCTGAAATTTTTACACCGAGTGCATTCTCAACAACTTCTTTGCCTTTGGCTTGGATGGCAGAAGACAAAAGGCCCAAACCATTCTGAGCCAATGTACCTAGTAGTGTTGCAACTATTGGGATCATTTTTAGCCCTTCTTGATGTTAAATTTTAAGTTCTTGTGGTTAGGATAGTTGACCACCACTTCTCTTTCAGGGCACTTGTATTTTATATGCGCCATCAGCGTTGCTTCACCAGCCGCAATCTTTTTCTGCACTTCAGGTGAGAACGTGAACTTGTAACCAAATTTGTCTACCGTGGGCGTTGCCGGGCCACTAAACGTTGCAATGCTCGGGATAGCCGGATGAACAACGTAGTCAGAGTCTTTGATTTCTATTTTGAAATTTGTAACTTCACAATCATCTCTTAGTTTTTGACGAGCGACGACAACTTTGAATTCACCGCCGGGTGCTCCGTCAGAAATTTCAAAATGCTCAGGTGACCAATTCAAAACAGACTTATCAAACCAACCAAATTTATCAGCTAGCGTATAGCTCCCGCCAAGTGCTGCTACACTTGCAGCAACGGCGCTGATTGTTTTGGCAACGTCCATCATTTAGCCCCATGAAAGTAATTGGCAAGATAACCCACCGCAGAGGACATAGCAGAGATGAGAGCCATACCTGCCCAGAAGCCGCCACGTCCTTGATTAGCAAGACCAACCAGCTGCTCAAGCTGACTTTCCATCTTGTCCATTTTCTTTGACATTTCGTCAAAGCGGCGTTCATAGTCTTCGACTTTTTGCCAAAGCACGCCGTATTTAACTGGGTCGATCTCGAGAGCCATATCTTATCTTTACAAGTTGCCAGTGTTTGTTGAAGGGAAACTGCGTGTTGAACCTGGCCAAATAATTCTAACAGCTCCACCAGCTCCTATACCATAACCTGCACCGCCGCCATAAAGACCGCCGCCTCCTTTAATGCCACTAGAATCTTGAGATTCTGCAGAAGCTCCACCAGAACCGCCTGTAGCATTTGAGTTATAGCCGCTAGAACCAGAACCATCGCCGCCTTGACCTAAAATTCCAACGCCTCCACCTCCGCCGTTGTAACCGCCGCCACCGCCACCGCCACCGCCGCTTCCGCCGCCGCCACCACTTCCGTTATTACCGCCGTTACCGCCAGAACCTGCATAACCGCCAGCGCCTCCGCCGCAACCGTAGCCACCTGGACCGCTAACAGCATTAGCTGGACCGCCATTACCCCCGCCATCACCAGTGTATGAACCGCCGGAGTGAGAAGAAAAGTCTGCGGCACCAACTCCGCCACCGCCTCTAACAACCCCTGTAGAAACAAAATAACTAGCCCCTCCTGAGTTACCTCCGACAGAAGCGCCTGATCCAACAACAACGGTATAACTATTGCCTGGAGTGACGGTGTAGTTGTTTTTATAACCTAGTCCGCCACCACCGCCGCCCGCACCTGGGCCTGCACCACCTCCTGAACCGCCACCGCCAACAGCAACTACAGAAACATTAGTAACAGCGCTAGGAGCTACCCAAGAATAAGTGCCTGGCGTTGTATATGCTTGTTGGCCTGTTACGGGCAAAGTTACGCTATTGCTAGCAGCGCTAGATGCTCCTGTTCCAGCAGCATTAGTTGCAGTAACTGTAAATGTGTAAGTTGTACCGCCTGTTAAACCTGTCATAGTTAAAGGAGAAGATGCTCCTGAAACAGTAACTCCTCCGGGACTAGAAGTGGCAGTGTATTGAGTAATTGCAGAACTTCCTACATAAGAAGGTGCTGTAAAGGGAATGCTGGCAGATGTTGAACTGACAGAACTTGCAGTACCAATAGTTGGTGCATTAGGAGAACTTGGCCAAATGCCTAGTTTACGATAACCGGCTGCTTGGCTCAAAGTCCACATCCCTTTAGCTACAGTAGCGCTAACTGTAGGGGAAGTTTTACTTATAAATCCGCCAGGATATTGTTCGCTCATACTTAAGCCTCCGGAACAAACTCAACCCAAGAAACCGTAGGTTCGTCCCAAATATAATTTTTACCTGTGGTTGGATAAGCAACAGGAGGTTGAAAAGAACAAGTTGCTTCGTCAAAAAGCCAAGATTTAGGGTTTGTTGCGTTAGTTGCCCAATTCGCTTTAACCCCATCTTGTTTTGTTTTAATTTCTTCAGCAGTCATCTTATCGCAATACCATACATCGCGATACACGCCGTCAGAACCAAGCTCATACTGAACACGTTTATTTTTATCATAAACTCCCCAAACAGGAGCTTGAATACGCTCAAATTTGGCAAACTCAGGCGGTAACTTATTTGTATCAACGTCTGGGAAAGCTTGTCTAAAATTATCTTCAAAAATTGGATGTTCAAAAGCTTGACCGTTTTTGATTCTAATGAAAAGTTCCATTTGGTTTTCTCCTTAATTTACAGATTGCCGGTATTAGTTGAAGGGAAGCTGCGAGTATTTCCTGGCCAAATGATGCGGACTGCACCACCTCCTGCTACAGATGAGCCGTCGTTAGAAAAACCACCACCACTACCTCCGCCGTACGCTCCACCGGCACCGCCTTGACGACCTGAACCTTGGCTACTTCCAGAAGCGCCACTAGATCCGCCGCCACCGCCTGTTGGATAACCAGAACTACCTCCAGCTGCACCACCTGCGCCGTTAGAACCTTGACCAAGAAGACCAACGCCTCCTCCGCCAGCTCCGCCAAAATCAACCGTGGAGTAATTTGCTGTTCCGCCGCCACCGCCACCGCCACCGGCTCCGGCAGAACCTGCCGTATTTACTGGGATAGCACCATTGCCACCAGCTCCGGCATAACCGCCTCCGCCTCCGCCTGCACCAGTACCTCCAGGCGAACCTGAACCACCTCCGCCGTTACCGCCTCCATCGCCTGTGTAAGTTCCTACTGCAGGATTACTTGAATCGGCATAATAACCACCGCCGCCACCGCCACCGCCTTTAACGACGCCTGTTGAAACAAAATATGAATCTGCCCCGCCAAAACCTCTGCGAGCTGCGCCTGCACTTGGAGCTCCGCCAGCACCCACAACGACTGTATAAGAACTTCCTGGAGTAACTGTGTAGTTGTTTTTATAACCTAAACCTCCACCAGCACCACCGCCGCCTGAACCTGAACCGCCTGAACCACCGCCTCCAACTGCAACAACAGAAACAGTAGTGACTCCTGAAGGTGCAACCCAAGAATATGTACCAGAAGTTGTATATTCTTGCTGTCCATTTATAACTGCAGGAGTAGCGCTATTGCTAGCAGCGCTAGCAGGCCCTGTGCCTGTAGCATTAGTAGCTCTAACCGTAAATGTGTAAGCTGTGCCTGTTGTTAAGCCTGTCACCGTTATTGGTGAAGAAGATCCTGTAGCGGTTATACCGCCTGGACTAGAAGTTACGGTATAACCAGTTATTGTTGCAGGATAGCCAGAATTAGCAGGTGCAGTAAAAGTAACTGAAATAGAAGTTGACCCAGCATTTGTTGCTGTACCAATAGTTGGTGCTCCTGGTGGTGATGGCCAAATACCATCACCAAGTGCCTGTAATTGTTGTCTTGAAGTCCAAAGACCTGAAAAATTAGGCATTACAAATTCCCCGTGTTTGTCGATGGGAAGGCTCGGCCAGCGCCCCAGATAATTCGGACGGCTCCATCATTGCCGGCACGAGTATCACCTGCACCCCCACCATACGTTCCGCCAAAAGCGTTGGCGCTTGTGTTTGCTGCTGCATAAGTACCGCCGGAACCGCCCTGCCCCCCGTAACCGTAACCGAAACTTCCAGGCGCAATTCCGCTATTTGAGCCGGAACCGCTAGTGCCTTGGCCTAGAATACCTACCCCACCGCCGCCGCCGCCTTCCCAATCAGAGCCTGCACCGCCACCGCCGCCACCGCCGGAACCGCTACTACCGGCTCCCCAACGGCTACCGCCAGTTCCACCGGAACCTCCGTTACCGGCATAACCGCCTGCACCACCGCCACCAGCCCCAAAACCAGAACCGGGTGCGCCGCCGTTACCACCACCGTCACCAGTATAAGTACCACCTGAAGTAGTTTGACCTCCACCGCCTTTAACAGTTGAAGTGTTGATGAAATAAGAGTCACCGCCTGCGCCAGAAGTTCCAGCCCCTACAATTACTGTGTAAGAGTTGCCGGGCGTCACGGTAAGATTGTTTTTATATCCTAATCCGGCTCCACCACCAGCAAACTTATAATTACTATTTCCACCGCCAGCTCCAACAGCTACAACGCAAACACTAGTAACACCACTCGGAGCAACCCATGAGTAAGAACCTGCAGTTGTATAGGCATCTTGGCCTATTGCAGCAAGAGTTATTGAATTACTTGAAGAGCTTTTTGGCCCTGTACCAAAAGCATTAGTGGCTGCAACTGTAATGGTATAAGTAGTACCAGTTGTCAAACCTGTTACTGTTATTGGAGAAGAAGAGCCTGTTGTAGTTACAACTGTTCCCGTAGAATCTTTGGCTTCGGCTATGTAGCCGGTAATAGCTCCTCCGCCAATGTTAGATGGAGCCGTAAATGTTATGGAAATTGAAGTTGAACTAGCTTGAGTAGCCGCACCAATAGTAGGTGCGTCAGGAACTTTCAACGGAAAATAGGAAGCGGTCAATATTGCCGCCTGATAGCGCATTGACATAAGTCGCTCCTATTTAAGTGATTGCTTCGTAGCTAGCTGTAAGTTCAAGAGCGTTGCTGGTTGCGACAGTCACCACAATAGACTGAGATTCACCGACATAAATAGCTGTTGTTTTATCAATGATGATTAAAGACGCGTTAGCGGGCACGCTGATTTGATAAGCAATGTCGTAAGCCGTACCTCCGCCCCCAGTAGCACTGTTGATGGACACTGTTACGTTAACGGCCGAACCTGTCACATTGGCTGCAACAATATTGTTTAATTTATTGACTGTTCCAACAGCAGGGGTCAGCGCTGTCCACGCAGTTGCGCTTGTCGTGCTAGGGATCAAGTATGTTGTATTTCCGTAAATTGAAGTTACGTTGACTATGTTTGGGTTTGCCATGATTGCTCCTTAGAATCCAAAAATCATCGCCATGGCGATGGCTTTGCCTGTTGAAACACCGGCCGCTGGGGTTGCAAATGTCAAGTTACCAACACCATCGGTTGTGATAACTTGATTCACTGAACCATCAGCCGTGGGATACTTCAACCCGGCAGGGTTGTTCATAAGGCGCGTCACTGTACCTGAGGCATTCTCAGCAAACAGCGCCATGTCCGTATTAGCAATGTTGATTGCAAGCTCTCCGGGATTCAAATTTCCCGTAACTGGTATTGCTCCGCCCGTTGTTGAACGGTAAAGCTGAATTGGGGTATAGCCTGGTTGTGCCATATTTGTTACCTCAAGTTTTCAAGTTTGTAAAGGGTTTTCATGTGCATCCCGGTGAGATCATCGACGATATTCTCTAAGGCTGGAACACCCTTAGCAACCTTGCTGCGGTTTTCATTCAACCAAATTATATCATCGTGAATTATTTTTGCAATGTTTTTCTCTTGCTCGTCAACGCTACCAATGATGCCAAAAGTGCCTTGATAGGCTTCAATCAGGTCATCAAGTTGCTCAATCACATCTTCATAGTAGTGGCCAAGTGCCTTATGCTCAGCATAGGACTTAGTCTTCCAATGAGCAATGTGAGCTGCATTCCTAGCATGGAATAAACGCTCGATTAGTTCTTCAATCATCAGAATGTGCCTCCGTCCATGTTACCCCAAACCGGAGCGCTTGAGCCGGCAGAAAGCAATACTTGACCTGCAGTGCCTGCAGCTGTTACAGCGTACGCAGTACCTGTGCCATAAATCGCACCTCCAGCTGTTGGAGTAGCGGTTGAATTTGTACCGCCATTGGCAATAGGCAAAGTGCCTGTCACACCGGTCGTCAGAGGCAAACCGGTTGTATTTGTCAATGTTCCAGAAGAAGGTGTGCCTAGAGCACCACCATTAACAACTGGAGATCCAGCAGAACCAATGCTTACAGCTAAAGCTGTTGCTACACCAACGCCAAGACCTGTGATAGAACCTACAGCAGGAGTTACCGTGGTGTTGCCTGCAGAAGTCAGTTGGCCTTGGGCATTAACTGAGAATGTGCCTACCTGAGTTGCAGAGCCGTAAGATCCTGCAGTGACCGCTGTGTTAGTAATGCTAAACTGAGTGCCTGCAAGAGTTAGGCCTGTGCCTGCAGAGTAGATCTGAGATGAACTAATCTGAGTAAACGTAATATTGGTTGTGCCAAAAGTGATCGTGCCTACAGTGTTGCAAGTGTATGTTTCACCTGCTCCTGTGGTACCTTGCTGCACAAAGAAAGTAGAGCCTTCGCCTAATGTATTAGGGCTAGTTAGGCCGTAAGTATTTGTGTCAGAAGAACGAGTCAAAATCCAGTTAGTTGCGCCTGAACCTACATCACTAACCACATACACACCGTTTTGCGTCTGATCTGTTTGTTGATAGACCAACACACGATCAGCTACGCTTAATGTGACCCCGTCAATAACTAAGGCGACTTGCGTACCAGAGTTTGTCAACGTAGCTCCAACCCCGGAAGTGCCATTGTTGTATGTGGCAGTGAGGTTAGTTGGAGATTCTACCCGCACAGGCTGGTGAAAATGAATACCTGAGGCAACAAGTGTGTCTACATATTGTTTGGTTGCCAACTGCAAATTAGTTGTTGGATCTTGAGTTACAGCAACAGAAGTCAACCCGCCAAGCGTCAACGATGATGCGCCTAGTGAGATTGGCGTTGTACCTACCGTGACTGAACTATTTGTCAATGCAGCATTGGGAATGGCACTAAAGTTTGTGCCGGTCAATGTTGGAGTAGTGCTGTAACTAGGCGTTGATCCACCAACCAAAACGCCTGTTCCTGCAGCAAGTAATGCAGTAGCACCTAAACCTGTTTGGTAAGGCACAGAACCTGCCGCTCCACCTGCAATATTAGTTGCCGTTGTTGCTGTAGTGGCCGTTGTTGCTGTAGTGGCCGTTGTTGCCAATGTTGCAGTTGCAGCATTACCGCCAATAGACAAACCGGCAGCAGTGCCTGTCAAGCTTGTACCTGGGCCGCTAAATTCTGTGGTAGCTGTGATTGTTGTACCACGAACTGTAGTTGCCGTTGTAGCTCCAATTGTCGTGCTATTGATTGTGCCACCGTTAACAGCAGCAGTAGTCAGCACGGCAGAGTTCAAAGTCACAATGCCTGTTGTGTCAGCAATAGATCCTGCGGCAGTGCCGTCTTTAGCCTTGAGGTTCATTACTTCAAGGTTAGTTGCATCAACTAAAGACGCAGTCACATCAGTTGCATCAACAGTGGTAAACACACCGCTTGAAGGCGTAGTGGCTCCAATAGTTGTGCTATTGATTGTGCTAGTAGTTATGCTGCTACCGGCAATTGTTTTACCTGACAAAGAAGACGGAATATCTTGATTAGTCAGTGATCTGAAAGTAGGAGTGGCATCAACCCCTGAAGTAGGACCTGAAAGAATACGATTAGCAGGTTGCGCTAACCAAGAGCCTGTCAAAGTTCCGCTAGTTGTAACTGGTGAACCAGAAACAACAAAATCGGCCGGCAAAGCCAAACCAACTGAAACAACAGTTCCTGTTCCTGGCACAGAACCCCAAACAAGATTAGTGCCATTCCAATACAAAACTGTATTGGCACTTGTTGGTGCTGGTACAAAGCCTGTAGTCCCAACGCCGGTTTGGTAAAGCACCTGATTAGCTACACCGCCGTTAATATTGTTGGCTTGACCTACATTGAGTCCACTTTGATTGGACCAAGTATATTGGCTAGTGCCACCTGAAAGCAAAACTTGACCAGCAACACCGGCAGGCCCAACATACAAACCATCAGCGCCTGACCAAATAATAGCGCCTGGCTGCATGACTAAACTGCGAGCCGTACCACCGTTGTTTAAACCAAGGATGTTGTCAACTTGATCATCGGCAGAAAGGTCAACAGCAGGGTGTTTGTGGTCACCTCGTGAGAGCGTATTTAAAACACCCGCTGAGCCTGTTTGAAAACCTGATTGAGGAGCAACTGCGCTAAAGTTAGCAGTCAGCGTGACGTTGCTACTCAAAGCACCACCGCCCGTTAGACCGTTGCCTGCAATAACCTGAGTTGTAGTAGGAACAAAACTACCGCTACCGCCTGTGGCAGGAACAGTTGTTGCTGCTGTTACTCGGCCCGTGCTATCGACTGTGAACACAGGGATGTTTGTGGCATTGCCATAAACTCCTGCAGCAACGCCTGTGTCATTGATCAATGTGCTGTTGATACCTTTAGGCGCAACGCTTAAAGTCACATTGCCGGTCAACTGACCACCGCCGGTCATGCCTGTGCCTGCAATCACCTGAGTGCTAGTTGGCACTCCGGCAACGCTAAGCAAGTCACCTACACGGATCTGATAATTATTGCCTTGATAGACAATCATCATCAAACTGTCTTCGCTAGCCACAGGCGCAACAGGCAACTGTGTGAGTCGTGTGGGGATTAGATTACTTGGGACATCAGACATTTAAAACTCCAGGTAGCCGTCACCGTCTTCAGTGATGAAGAACTCATCGCCGGCTTCTTGAATTACGCCAGCAGGATGAGTATTGATCGGTGTGTCCGGGCGGTTGAATGGAAGGACAATCTGGTCAGGGCGACGAGGTGCAAGTCGATACGGATCGTATTCATCACGGTCCTCTTCACAAACCATTAAGCCAGGGTAATTTGGATCTGGAGAAAGCTCAGAGAGTAACATCTTGCGCGAGCAGCGGCCACAAATGGCAATGCCATAAGTTGGCTGTCCACTCGGATCAAGAAATACGCTCATTTTGTATAAACCCCGATGCCAGGATTGATTTGAATTGGAGAACCATCATTGTCGCCGTCCCAAGCACGCTGTAAGCTCATTGCTGCTTTTTGCTCAAGAACTGCCATGATTTGAGGATCAACTTGTGGTGTTTCAGCAGCAACTTCAGCTGCCAATCCATCAACGATTGCATTTAGCCAACGTTGTGGCACTTCAACATCTTGCTGCAAGTTTGCAGTGTCCATGATCTGACGATGACGCCAAAGAACTAACTGCGCTTGTTCTGCAGCATAGAATGGTGCTGGCCACAAGTTCACAACAGGCCTTGGTAAATCACGTTGGAAGTAGTAATTGCTAGGGCGACCAGGAAACACTTTATTGCTCTGGTTGACGTAGCTATCACGATTCAATTGACCAAGAGGAATCTCTTGAGGCATGTTGCCTAGACTCACAACCGCATAGTTGAAAGTGGCATTAGGGTCTTGTGTATAAATACGGAAGTAGGGATACGCAAGAGCTCCTGAAATGTCTGTCCAAGTAATTTCACCTGCAACAGCAACATCGTCATAGCTACCAACCGTAACCCACACAGAGCCGTTGGTACTTACTTGGAAATACAAAGGAGTTGATGCGCCTGACCACTCAATGCCTACAGTGTCAACTACTGTTTGAGTAGTAAAGCTGACTTGGTACAAATTACCAAAAACAGTATTTGCACCTGTGACAGGTTGAATTGTGCGATAGTTCAGGTTAAGAACTTCAACCGTGCCATTAGGCAAAGTGACAATCGGTTGATTCTCATACATTGGCAAAACCATTTTCTCAATACACCAGCTAGGTGTTTTGATACTGGCCAACTCTGACAAGAACAAATACAAAGACTCTAGGGCATAAGTCTGCATTTCGGCAGTAATAGCTTGAGCCGGCAGACGGCAACGTCTGAAGGCGTGGTCTACCACCTTCAGAGCGTTAAACGTCGTCGTGCTCACTGTGCCTGAATAAGCCATACTAACCCCATTTTAGTAGTCAGATGGCAGCTGTCTCAGCACGCCCGATATTGACAAATTATAATTCAATCTCTATAAAGCAAGAAATTACTTAGCATTTCTTGCTTGATTTAGACATTGTCATGCCACCCTTTTTCATCATCATTTTGTCGCCTGGCAAATTAGGGGCTGTGCGCATTTTGGTTTCACCTGGGTTTTTGTTGTTCATAACACCCAAAGTACCGCGGTTTTTAATCATCCCTTGAGGAGCTGATGGAGCCTTAACAGTTTCACGCACCATGACTTCTTTACGCATCATCTTTGGGGCTTCAGAAACTTTTCCGCCTTTAGAATAGCAGTTTGCACTGCCGCCCATGGCAAAACCTTTAGTCATTTTGCCTGATTTGAAATCAAAATCTTTTACTTTTCCAACTGTCATGATTTGCTCCTGCTTTTCTCC